TGTAGATGCAGAAGCGTTTTTAGATTTTTATGAAAGCAAAGATTGGAAAATTGGTAAGAATAAAATGAAAGATTGGAAAGCTGCAATAAGAACTTGGGAACGTAGAGAAACAAAGAAACCAACTATGAGTAAATTACATTCACAAATAAATGAATGGAAAGAAGCTAAAAAATTATTATGAAAAATTTTGCAATACTTTTAATAATATTTGCAACATTAAATAGTTGTGTAAAAGAAACATACAATCCTATTAATAATAATATAAATACTTGTTTAGATACTTGTGGTATTATAATTGGTGCTACTCACTTGATGAATGATTATCCAATTATTACATCAATATTAACAATAGAAACTTCTTGTGATAGTGTAGAAATAACGAGTATTCATACATTAGAAGAAATATATTATTATACAGGAATGGATATTTGTTTTAATAGAAATTAAAAAAATATGAAACCACTAAAAAACGAAAACGATAAAGACTTGACTAACAAAGTGTTAGACTTAATTGCTAAAACATCAGTAGAGATAGGACACAAAATAGATAGAGATACTTTAGCTAGTCTAAGTAAAATATTTGCATCAGACTTAATACAAGAAAAAAGATTTGGAAATATGACTTTTAATCAAATAGAAGATGCTTTTAGACTAGGAGTTAGATTTGGAAAAGATGAACCATTTTTAAATATAAGAACATTCTATAAATGGGTGTATCATCATAAAAAAGTAGTTGATGATGCTGAACATCAAGTAAGGGAGTTAGGTATGCCAAAAGAAAAGGTGCCATTTTATCAAGAACCTATAAAATTATTAAAATGAAAACAAAAGACAAAGTAAGATATTGGCTTACAAAATACGAACATCTAAGAGATAATGACTATAAATTATGTTGTAATATTTGGAATCAAGAATTAAAAGAATATATTATTATGGATAATTCAACTGCTAGAGATTTTCTAAGAATATATGCTTTAGGAAAACTAACATCAGCACCAAGTATTAAAAGAGCAAGAGCAAAACTTCAAGAAGAAGAACCTGAATTAAGAGGTAGTAAATATAAGTTAAGAAAGAAAACTTATAACAAGGAATGGCGTAAAATAGCAGGGGTATGAAAAAAACCATAACTAAACTAAAAAAAGAATTAGATAAATGGTTTAGTCTATATATTAGACTAAGAGAAGCATCTGATCTTGGAATGTGTCAATGTTTTACTTGTGGCAAAGTAGATCACTATAAAAAAATGCAATGTGGTCATTTTCAAAGTCGCAGACATTTATCTACAAGATGGAATGAGCAAAATTGTCAAGTGCAATGTCCTGCTTGTAATGTGTTTAGATATGGAGAACAATGGAAGTTTGGTTTAAGGTTAGAATATAAATATGGTGAAGGAACATCTGAAGAATTAGAAGTGTTATCATTAAAAAAACACAAGAAATTAAGATGGGAATATGAAGATGGTATAAGTTATTACAAAAACTTTGTTAATAATTTAAAAACGGAAAAAAGTATTTTGTAAATTATTCTTTTAAATTTGGATATGCTAAATCCAATATATACAAGTGAAGAACATAAAACACTTATAAATTTATATTTAAGCACTTGTAAAGAATTTTGCAAAGACATCACTACTAAATCTAAATACAATAATTATTTAGAAGTGTTAGATACTATAATAGAATACCATAACAATTATGGTTCAGGAGTTAAGGAAAATAATTTTTATGATTGGATAATGATTATACCTATAAATGTATCAGTAGCAACAAATGCTTTTTTTGCAGGAGTAGAAACAAAAAGAAATGCTGCAACATTAAGAAGTTATAAGGTTATTTTAGAACAATTAGTAGAAGAAGTTGCAGACAAGATAAATGATTTTGAATTAACTAATGACTGATATATATATAGAAATATCAAAATTATCAGATAAGTTTAAAGAAATGTGCTATGGTCTTACAACAGATGAAAACAAAATAAATAATTGTGTCCAGGAGTTAATGTTGTATTTTTTACAAATGAATCCTGACACATTAAAAGGTATTTGGGAAAAAGATGGAAAGCAAGGAATTATAAGATATGGTGCAGTAGTTTTAAAAAGAGCATTAACAAGTCCTAGAAGTCCATTTTATTATAAGTATGAAAAGTATTATACACGTATTGATAAATTCCATTGTGATTCTAAATCGGATATTACTAATATTGATTATGGAGGTCATAATATTTATTATAACAATTTATCAAACATTTCAGAAGAAGAACAAAAATATCAATGGGAAAAATTAGAAGAAATAGATAGGCAGTTAGATAAATTAGATAGTTGGTATGATAGAGAATTATTTAAGTTATATTATTACGAAGGTAACACATTAGATAGTTTAGCAGCTAAAACTAAGATAAGTAGGAATAGTTTGTTTACAACAATAGATAAAGTAAGATCAATATTAAAAAAAGAATTAAATGAATAGATTTTTTGTACCTAATCAAGTCTATGAAGATAGATTAGCAATATGCAAAGAATGTGTTTATTATTTTAAACCAACAGGAACTTGTAAACGATGCTTATGCTTTATGAAAGTTAAAGCAAGATTAGCACCTATGGCTTGTCCACAAAAATATTGGGATAAAACAACTGAAGTAGAAACACCTGATGATTTGCCACAAGAAATAATAGATGAAATATTAGATATGTGGGATGATTTAAAAACAGGTAAAGCAAAGAACCAAGCAGCTAAAAAAAGAATGATTGAAACTTACAATACAATTTTTATGACTTCTTATTCACCAGGCACTAATTGTGGTTCCTGTATATCTACTTGTTATGAAGGAATAAAAAAATTATATAATAAATACAAATAAAAAAATGGAAATACCTAAAGAAATAGAAGTTATGTTAGATGCCCAAAGATGGTGTCATAAAAATGATATTGAACATTATACAAAACAATTAATTAGATTGTTTATAGTAATAAGAAAAAATGATAAAATCTATGAATTAGAATTATCACAAAATGAAATAGAAAAAATAGCAGAAGAATATAAAAATGACAAATAAAAAAGACTATAAAAAACAAGCACAACCAAGTTATTATTCAGGAACACTATATGGATATTCAGCTAAGGATATTGTAGATGATTTTAAACTTACTGCCTGGACAGCACAAGCTGTACAATATATATTAAGAGCAGGTAAAAAAGATGGTAGTCCTGCTGAACAAGATATACAGAAAGCTATAAATGTATTGCAATTTGAATTAGATAAATTATATGAAGAAAGTAAAACTAGAACAGGAGGATTAGTAAGATGACAATATACAGATGCGAATGTGGTAAAGAAGAAAAAGAAATAGGTAAAGCAACCATAGTTTTAAGGGATGGTAAATGGGTATGTAAGGAAGCTGAATGTAGTTGTGGTAAATATATGGATAGTAAACCTGAAGATGGTATGCCACAACTAAAAAGAACTGAAGCATCACTAAGTAAAAAAAAAAGACACGATAAGTTGTGGGATGGTGCGAAAGAAAAACTAATAGGAGAAAGAGGTGTTAACGAACCATTTAAGTAATGAAAAAAAGAAGATCAAGAACATATTTAAAAAGTCAAAGAAGTAAAGCAGTTAAATATTATTTCTTAAATCCTGATACTACTTTAAAATGTTTAGCAGAAAAATTTAGAGTAAATCAAGATAAATTAAGTAAAGATATAAGCGCAAAATTACAAGAAAAATTTAATAATAGTGTAGCAAGAAAGTTTAACAAATGAATTTTGTAGTAAATACAACCCAAGACAAGCAGACATTATTTAACTACTTAAAAGAGTTAGGAAACGACTATATAGTAAAAGTAAAGAAACAAAGAAACAATAGAAGCAATATGCAGAACAATTATTATTGGGCTTGTATAGTACAACCATTAGCAAATGAATTAGGATATTTTCCTGATGAAATGCACGACACACTTAAAATAAAGTTTTCAAGTGAATGGCAAAGTATAGACATAAACGACAAACAGATAGGACTTCAGAAAGTAAATAGCACAGCTAGAATGAATAGTAAAGAGTTTGAAATATATGCAGACCAAATAAGGATATGGGCAATGACAGAACTAGGTATAAGATTAATGCTACCAAATGAATACGAATGAAGATACTTAATTTATATGCAGGTATAGGTGGTAATAGAAAGTTATGGGGAGATGACCACGAAATAACAGCAGTAGAAATAAATAAAGACATTTCTAAAATATATAAAGATTTTTATCCTAATGACAATGTAATAGTGGCAGATGCACACGAATATTTAAGATTTAATTTTAAAAATTATGATTTTATATGGAGTAGTCCGCCCTGTCCAACTCATTCAAGATTAAACTTTTCTAGCAGATCAAGAGGTAAAGAATATAAATATCCTGATATGAAGCTTTATGAAGAAATTATTTTTTTAAAAACTTGGTTTAAGGGAAAATGGATTGTAGAAAATGTAAGAAGCTATTATGAACCTTTAATAAAACCTCAAGAACTATCAAGACATTATTTTTGGACTAATTTTTTAATGCAAAAAATTAATATTAAAAGTGTAATAGTAGGTAATAATAAAAATAATACACTAGAACATAAAATGAAAGAAAGAAATATCTATATTAAAAATTGGCACAATTACAAAGGAGATAAAAGAACTTTGCTAAATAATTGTGTAGATAGTAAAATTGGTTTACATATTTTAAATGCAGCTCTAGGAATTATTAAAGCAAATAACAGTCAGCAAAATAAATTGTTCTAATTTCTATTATATAGTACAACTTGATTAATCAAATTATTTCAAAATGAATACACACGGAGGTAAAAGAATAGGTGCAGGTAGAAAACCTAAAGCAGATGAACAAAAGCTAATAGAGAAACTTACACCTTTAAATGAATTAGCATTAGATTCATTAAAAAAAGGATTAGAGAAAAAAGAACAATGGGCAGTTAAGTTATACTTTGAATATTTTTATGGTAGACCACAACAAAGGGTTGATGTTACAACTAATGAAGAAAGTCTTAATATGCCATTAATAAACTTTGTAAAAACTGAATCTTAACGAAAAATATAATCCATTATTTGAATCTGATGCACGTTATTTTATAATAACAGGTGGTAGAGGATCAGGAAAGTCATTTGCTGTAACAGTATTTCTAACACTACTTACAATGTCAGCAAACATTAGAGTATTGTTTACACGTTACACTATGGTGTCAGCACATCTATCAATAATACCTGAGTTCCTAGAAAAGATAGGTCTATTAGGATTTGATGATATATTTAATGTAAACAAAGCTGAAGTAGTAAATACTAAAAACAATAGTGATATATTATTTAGAGGTATTAAGACATCAGCAGGAAACCAAACTGCAAGTTTAAAATCATTAACAGGTGTTTCTAATTGGGTGCTTGATGAAGCAGAAGAATTAACAGATGAAGATATATTTGATACTATTGATTTAAGTATTAGAGAAAAAGATATACAAAATAGAATTATACTTATATTGAATCCTGTTACTAAAGAACATTGGATATATAATAGGTTCTTTCAAAACAAAGGCGTAGAAGCAGGTTTTAATGGCGTTAAAGACAATGTATGCTATATCCATAGTACATACCTAGACAACATAGAAAACCTCTCTAAGAGCTTCCTAGAGCGTGTAGAAGCTATAAAGCATAGGAACTTTAAGAAATACAAGCACAAAATACTTGGTGGATGGTTAGACAAGGCTGAGGGTGTAGTATTTGAAAATTGGAGTATAGGAGAATTTAATCCTGACAACCTACAAACATCTTGTGGAATGGATTTTGGTTTTAGTGTTGATCCTGATAGTCTTGTAGAGGTAGCAATAGATAAAAGAAAAAAGAAGATGTATCTTAAAGAACATATATATCAAAATGGTTTAAAATCACACGAATTAGCGCAGATAGTTTTAGATAAGGTAGATAATAAACTTATTATAGCTGATAGTGCAGAACCAAGATTAATTGAAGATTTAAGACATTTAGGAGTTAATATAAAACCTGTAAAAAAAGGAACAATAGAAAGTGGAATAACAAGGATGCAAGATTATGAATTAATTGTATCACCTGAATCTATAAACATAGCTAAAGAATTAAACAATTATGTGTACGCAGATAAAGGAAGTAAGTTGTATGTAGATGCATACAACCATAGTATTGATGCCTGTCGTTATAATGTTATTTATCATTTAGATAATCCTAATTATGGTAAGTATTTTGTACAGTAAACCCCCAAAGATAATAATGTAAACGACAAGAGAAGAATTAGGGGATTTACTGAACTTAATAAAATGAAGTAGCAAATATAATTATTTTAAACTAAAAAACAACTTTTTCTATTATATAGTATATGAAGGTCAAAATTAAGAAGCAGGGCAAAGTAAAAGAGTTCAAGCTAATAAAAAAATGGTCAGATGTAACTCTTGAAAAATGGCTAAAACTAATAGACTTTCATAAAGGAAGTAAGAGTAGTGAGGCGACAGAAACAATAGCAGTTTTATCTGATATTCCAAAGAAGTTAATAAAGCAATTGGAATTAAAAGATGTAGCAGTTATAATGAGTAACATTGCTGAACTACAAAAGAAGCAAAATAGTTCTTTAAAAAGAGTAATTGAAGTAGAGGGTAAGGAATATGGATTCCATCCTGATTTGGATAGTATAACATTAGGTGAATATGCAGACATTGAAACATTTATAAAAAATGGAATTGAAAATCATTTACCTGAATTAATGGCGATACTATATAGACCAATAATGGAGAAAGGAGAAAATGGAGTCTATACAATACAAGCGTATGATGGCAATATACGGATTAGGACAGAGCAAATGAAAAAGATGTCAGCAGAACAAGTGCAAAGTGCATTGGTTTTTTTTTATCATTTCGGGAACGTATTGTTAACGACTTTGCCATTGTATTTGATGGAACGGCTGAAGGAAATGAAGATGCAGTTGCAACAGAATCCTTCGCAGAAAAGTGGGGATGGTTTGGAGTAATGTATAGATTAACAAATGGTGAAATAGTAAATTTAGAAAGAATAACAAATCTTAGCTTGTTAGAATGTTTAACTTGGCTAAGTTATGAAACAGATTTAAATGCACAAAATAAAGTAAAATATGGCAGTAAACAATAAGACATATAATAACGTAGTAAACACAATAGCTAGACTAGGTGAATACCACGAACAAATATCAACAGTATCTATTGGAGATATATATGATATTTCTTTGGAGAAGCTTGAAAAATATCCACTACTTCATATAAATCCTGTAAACGTAACAACAGGAGATAGTGAGTTGGTTTATAACTTTCAATTATTCATAATGGATATGGTAAGTGAAAAAAGTGAATGGCAAACTGAACAACATTCATTACTTACTAAATTAGTAAACACTAAGAATAACGAACAAGAAGTATTTAATCAATGTTTAGAAATAGCAACAGACTTTATAGGAATGTTAAGACATAGTTCAAGACAATCATTAGAGGGAACAAATGATATTAATGCACCACTATATTTTACACAAGATCAATTTACAATAGAACCATTTAGTGAAAGGTTTGATAATCTATGTTGTGGATGGGTGTTTAACATAGGTGTTAAAGTTATGAATGACTTTGATACTTGTAATATTCCTGTAACTAATGCAGGAGCAGGATATTAATGAAATTTAAAATAGGAAAATATACAATAGAAATAGGATTTTTTAAAATAACAATAAAATTATAAATATGGCAGATTTAGTAACAACAATAAGTGAAAGCGTAACCTTAAATGGTTCTGTAAGAGGTTCATCTAATTCATTGACAACAACAGGAGTTGTAGATGTATTTGAAAGAATCTTAACTTGCACACATTCACAAACAACAACAGTTGCAGTTTTTAACTCAACACCACACGGAGCAGCAGGTGCATTAGATGTAGAAAATTGTAAATATTTAAGAGTAACAAATTTAAGTTCAGACCAAGATATGAAATTAGCTTTAGTAACTGCTAACACTAATTATCAAGTAACTGTAAGAGCAGGAGGTTCACACGTTTTATTTCAAGCAGAAAACGCACTTATAGGTGAAGAAGATGCAAGTCCTGCATTTCCAACACTAGAAGATATTGTTACTGTACAAGTAAGACCATCAGCAACAACTGATGTACAAGTAGAAGTGTTTGCAGGATTAGTATAATGAAAACTGAAAATTTAGAAAGGTACTTAAATTCTTTTGGTAAAGAAGTAGTTAAAAATGCTAGAAAAAACTTATCTAAAGCAGGAAAAGGTGGAGGTAAGTTGGAGCAATCAATAAAATTTCAAGTGGTTACTGATACTGATGGTTTTAAAGTACAATTCTATATGGCAGATTATGGAACATTTGTAGATAAAGGAGTTAAAGGAGCAGGTGGTAAAATTAAGTCAGGAAAACATAAAGGAACTTGGGGTGGAAGAAGGCATTATATAACTTGGCAAGGCAAAAGAAAAGATAGTCCATACAAATTTGGTAGTGGAAAAGGAAAAAAAAATGGAATATATAAAGGTATTGGTTCTTTTATAAGAAAAAAGGGATTGCAACCAAGAAGTGAGGGTGGACAATTTATGACAACAGCAGGATTAAAAATAGCAATAGTTAAAGTATTATGGACAAAAGGAATACACGGAATAAGTTTTTTTCAAAAGTCTTTAATGCTTGGAATGAAACAATTTGGTAAAGACTTACTAAGTAATGTAAAAGAAGATATAATAGCAGGATTAACAACAGTAAAATAATGGCATATTCAAATTCAACAATAGAACAACAACCTTTATATACTCAACTACCTGTTGGACAGGAGGTTATATTTGTAGTATCTAATGCACCAATAGTGTCAGCAGAAACAAAGGTTAAGTATTGTGCAGAAGTACACATAAGTGATTCAACACCACCAAATCCATCAGTAGCAACTGATTTAATTGGAACATTTAAAACAACACCAAATGCAACAGGTGTAGGGATTTTTGATTTTAGAAATGTTGTAGAAAATTATGTTTCAGCAGATAATTTAGCAGGAACAGGTAGTTCATACAAAACAAGTGTTGTAACAGCAAGTAATTCAAAACCTTTGCATTTAATAGATAAGTATTCTACAAATACAAATAGTGCTAGACATTTAGTAATACAATTTTATGTTGAATATTTAGGTGCTGATCCGTTAAGACCAACAATAGTATCAAAAGCTGCAGGAACTTCTGTTAATTCAAGTAGATATACATTATTTAATGGTTATCTAAAACATACTGATGTATTGACACTTGGAGGTAGCACTAATCCTTTTGATTTTGGATATAGTTTAAGTAGTTTTAATTTATCATCTAGTTCAGATAAATTTCTTACTAATGCGCCTAAAACCCAAGATTGTAATATAAATGACTATGGAACTATTGCGTTTTTAGCACCAAATGATAATGTTAATGAATTTCTTTTAACTTATTTTGCTTCTGATGGTTCTACATTAGGAAGTGAAAGTGTTTATAAAACTTCAACAAATGGTGCTTATGATACTTTTACTGCTGATGTAAAAAATAGAATACTATACTTTGGATGTTTTCCAGGAAACCTACAAAATTGGTCAAGCACATTTAGTGGAGCATTGTTCCTTGCAGGTATAAAAGGAGGTTCTATAAGAGTACAAGCAAAAGATTCAGGTGGTGGAAGAATTTCATCAGCATATACTATTAATGTAAATTGTGATGAATTAAAAGGTTATGAAAGCATAAGACTTTGTTGGTTAAATCAATGGGGTGCCTGGGATTATTACACATTTACTAAAAAATCAACAAGAAATATAACTACACAAGGGACTACATACAATCAATTAGGAGGAACTTGGAATGAAAGCAGATATAGAATAGATAGTTACAAAGGTGGTAAGAAAGCATTTAGAGTTAATGCTATGGAACGTATATCTATGAATACAGGTTTTATAAGTGAAGATTTTAATACAATGTTAGAAGAATTAGTTAATAGTCCTGAAGTTTATATGTTAGAGGGTTATCAATCAGATGGAGCATCTTCAGCATTAAATCAATATGTAACGCCTGTAAGACTTACAACATCTAACTTTACAAGAAAGACAATAGCTAACGATAAATTAATTCAATATACCTTTGAAGTAGAAAAAAGTAAAACACTAAGAACACAGGCAGTATAATGAGCATACAACTTATAGTATATCCACAATCTTATGATGGTTCATTTAATCCAATAGTAGGAGCTTCATCACAATTTATTGTAGATGGAATTAATTTTACTACTATAAATACATCAACATCAAGTTTAAATTTATCTACACCAACATATACTAATGCTATTAGCAATATGGGTGTAATACCAATTAATACTTGGTATAGATTTAGTGGAGATGGTACAGCAGTAACAGAATCATCAGGAGCAATAACAATAGGTGCGCAAAGGGGTGTAATACAACAATTATCTAATTTATCTGTTGGAGCAAATTATAATGTTACAATAGATGTAGGTACTTATGCGTCAACATTACAATTAAAACACTACACAGGTACAATATTAAGAGGAACATTTCCAATAACATCAGCAACATCAACAACTATTCAAATTGAAGCATATTCAACTTCTGATACTATTTTAATTTATAGTACAGCAACAAATGTTATTAATAGTATATCTGTAATGCCTACAAGTATAGCACCATCAGGAGGAATTAATTTTTTAGGAACGGATGGTCAAGTAATATGTGATTTATATGAAGATGAAGATATCCCATTAAGTTTAAGTGTTGATGATTTTAAAAATGTTGCAGAAAAAGTTCAATCATATTCTAAAGCATTTAACTTACCAGGAACTAAAAGAAACAATAAGATATTTGATAATCTTTTTGATATAACAAGGTCAGATGATGGTGTTATTTTTAATCCTTATGTAAAAACACAATGTAAACTAAAGCAGGATGGTTTTATACTTTTTGAGGGTTATTTAAGAATGATAGACATTCAACAAAAGCAAGGTGAAATAAGCTATAATGTAAATTTGTATTCTGAAGTAATAGCATTAGCAGATGTGTTAGGAGATAAAAAGTTTGCTGATATAGATTTAGAAGAATTAGATCACGCATATAATAAAACAAACATTAAAAATAGTTGGAATGAAAGCGGTACAGGAATTAGTTATTATAGTTCAAGCACATCAGGATTTAGAGATGATTATTCTACTTTAAAATATCCTTTTGTTAATTGGAACAATGAATGGATAATTGCTAATAATCCTGGTGGAAGTGTAGGGGCTACTGATGGATTTCCACAACTTAAAACATTAGAACAAGCATTTAGACCTTTTATAAATATTAAATATTTAATAGATAGAATATTTAACCAAGATGATGTTCCTTTTACTTATGAAAGTACATTTTTTGATACTACTGATTTTAAAAAATTATATATGGACTTTAATTGGGGTTCTGATGATTTTCCAACCCAATTAGAAACAAGCACTTTTTCAGGCTATTACTTTTATCTTGTAGGAGATGGTAGTGCATCAAATTATGCTACAACATCTTATGATGTAATGAATTTAAGTTATAATGTACCATTGGTTGGTGGATTAACACCACCTAATTATGATGATGCAACAAATATTATAACATCAACAGCAGTAAATGAACATTACAACATACAATACACCTATAATATAGAAAATACAGATACAGTTGATAGAACTATTGAATGTAGATGGTTACACGAGGCACTTCCATTAAATTATTCAGGGGTTATAACTATCCCTGCTAATGGTGGAGTATTTACTTATACAGGAACAGTAAGTGTTTTGATGGCTACAATAGGAGAAACTTTAAAAGTTCAATTTAAAACAAATAGTGGTACAGCAAGTAAAGTAAGACAATTACAAAATAGTTTTCCAAATAATGGGGCTACTGTAGTATTTAATGTAGGTATACAATCAGCAACATATAGTACATTTGTACAAACAGCAAGAGGTGAAATTGGACAATGGAATTTTTTAAAAGGATTAATGACAATGTTTAATTTAGTTAGTATACCTGAAAAAAATAATCCTAACCATATTAAAATAGAACCTTATAATGATATATTCTTAGAAAATTCAGATAGTAAACAATGGAATTGGACAGACAAAATAGATGTAGAAGAAATGAAGTTAGAACCATTAACTGATTTAAAAAAACATACTATATTTAAGTTTGTAGAAGATGATGATGATTTTGCTTTTCAAAATTACAAACTTCAAGTTGATGGACATTTATATGGTAGTCAAAAGTGGGATGCATCAACAAACTTTAATGGACAAAAAACTATTTTTGTAGATGAAGAAGAAATAGTAGCAGAACCATTTGCAGCAACAGTTATAAAACCCTTAACATCACAATTTAGTGATTTTATTGTTCCTGCTATATATTCTTATAATCCTGATGATGGTACTTCAGAAGGGTTTGACAATAGTCCTAGAATTATGTATAATAATGGTAAAAAAACATTAACTACTTGCACCTATTATATACCTGCACAAAATGGTTTATCTAGTGAGAATCAACCAGACTTTTTACAATTTAGTCATTTAACAGATATACCTACTATAACAAGTATTCCACCTGATGAAACAGACACTAGAGATTTTCATTTTGGTGTATGTCAATTAATACCACCTATTGGAGATAGTACGTTTAATAATTTATTCTATCTATATTGGTTTGCATATATTAAAGAATTATATGATGGTAACACAAGAACAATGACTATAAAAGTAAATCTAACACCTGGAGATATTTCTACATTTAGATTTTTTGATACAGTAATAATTAAAAATAGAGAATTTAGAGTTAATAAAATAGACTATAAACCAAACGACTTAGCAACAATAGAATTTATACTTATACCATAATGGCAACAATACCTTATTTAAACGGATATTCAATTAAACCACTTAATGCAACAGCAACAGGACAAGTGTTGTTTACTGATGGAACAGACCAAGTAATTCCTAATCAACAACAATGCGAAGCGTATGGATTTAGATATGACAAAGCTACAGGCACTTGTTTCGCTTTTAAATATACTGACCATTTAAGTAGAAGTATAAACAATCAGAACAACAATGTACAAGGGAGTAACAATACAATAGAAACAGGAACTAATAACACCTATATAATGGGTGAAAATAATACAGTTAGAGGATTATCAAGAAACAACATAATAGCAGGAGTAAATAACGAAATACAAAACAATATAAATAATACATCTGTATTTGGTGTAGGTGGTGATGGCGTGTTTAATAATGCAATGATTTTCGGTGGGAACAATCAAGATGATAGAGTAGGAACAAGACAGACTATTAAATTAATGTATGGTGGACAAACAACTAACAATTCAACAGTAGATATATACCCAAATAACTCTTTAAGTGCTTTAGTATTTTTTGAACCTGAAGTAAATAGAGTATATTATTTTCAATCAGAAACACTAGCAGTAAGAATAGGGGGTACAAGTGGTTCAGGAGCAGTTGGAGATTTTAAGGCTTGGGTAGAACGTGGAGTAGTAAAAAATGCAGGAGGTACTTTAAGTATAGACAGATCAAGAACATCACCTGCTGATAATGGTGGTGCTTTGTCAGGATGGTCGCCTATTAATGCAGTAAGTGGTTCTAATTTTAGGCAAACAGTAAAGGGAGCAAATAATATGACAATAGAGTGGGTAAGCACAATAAGATTTATGCAATTAAGCACAGGTGTAACATTACCTTAAAAAAATAAAGATATGGCAAATACAACAGAAACAGCAACATTTAATGTAAAATCAAATATAGGTGAAGTAACTAAAGATGCCGCAGGATTAGCAGGAGAATTTAAAATAATGGGCGTTTCTTTAAATTCTGTTAAAGCAGGATTTGTGTCAGTTGGCAAAACAGCAAAAGCATCATTTGCAACTATAAAGGCAGGAATAATGTCAACAGGGATTGGAGCATTATTAATAGCAGTAACTTCATTAATATCTTATTTTACAAATACTAAAAGGGGAGCAGACCAGTTAGACCAAGCATTTACGGCAATGGGAGCAACTATTGATGTAATAAAAGATAGATTAAGTAAAGTTGGTGAAGCATTGTCATTTGTATTTTCAGGAAAATTTAGAGAAGCAGGAGAAGCATTGAAAGGTACTTTTTCAGGTATTGCAGATGAAGTAGAAAGAGAGGTTGCAGCAATGGTTGCTTTAAAGAAAAGAACACAAGAACTTAGGGATGCTGATATGGAGTTTATGGTTCAAAAGGCAAAAACTAGACAAGAAATTGAAAAAGCTAGATTAATTGCAGAAGATGAAACAAAGTCAGCATCAGAAAGATTAGAAAATCTAAAAAAAGCATTAGAGCTAGAAGCAGAAACAACACAAGCAGAATTGGTACTTGCTAGAGAAAGAATGAAGATTCAGGAAGAAGAAATGGCATTAAGCGAAAATTCGGCAGAAGATGAGCAAGAATTAGCAAGACTAAAAACAGAAATTATAGAAAAAGAAACAGCGTCTATAAAAATGCGAAGAAGGGTTGTTACTGAAGTTAATGCATTAGAAAGAGAAATACAAGCAGAAGCAAAAGCTAGAGCAAAAGAAAAACAAGATATACTAGATGCTGAGATTGCAGCACAAATAAAAGCAAATGATGAATGGAATAAAGCACAAGAAGAAAAGTATAAAAAAGAAGTAGAAGAAGCTAAAAAAGCAGCAGATGAAAAAATAGCAGAAGCAAAAAGAGTAGCAAAAGAAGAAGAAGATATTGCTAAAGCTGTTGAAAGTGCAAAAGAAGGATTAATAAGACAAGGGTTTGGAATAGCACAAAGTTTAGCAGGAGAAAATGCAGCTTTATCCAAAGGGGTTGCAGTAGCACAAACAGTTTATTCTACTCAACAAGCAATAATGGCAGCTTTAGCAGCGACTTCTGTTGGTGATAAATTACTACCTTATCCTTTAAGATTAGCAAACGCAATAGGAGCAGGATTAATGGGTGCGATTGCTGTAAAAAAGATATTATCTACAAGCCCAACAGGTGGAGGTACTGATAGTGTAAGCACACCATCAGCTACAACTCCTTCAACACCTGCACCACAAATGATGTCAGGAGCATTTGAATTAACAGGAGGACAAGCGCCTGAACCATTACGTGCTTATGTACTTACTGATGAAATGACTAATAGTCAAAACCAATTAGCAAACATAAGACGTAGAGCAACAATATAAAAATCAAATAAATATTAACTAAATCTATTATATAATATGCCGTGTAAGAAATGTAAAGATGGAAAAGTAAAGTGGGGAAACACAGGAGAATGTGAATATGATACTATTGCTGAATGTGAAGAAGCAAATAGAGATTATTACGAAAACCTAAAGACTACCTCAATTAAAGAATTAATAATTGCAAATGAAAATGAAGAATTAGCTATTGATGCTATTTCTTTAGTTTCATCACCTGCTATTGAACAAGATTTTGTTTTTTTTGGAAAAGAAAAGAACAACTTGACTTTAGCAAAAATAGATGAAGAAAAAAGAATGTTAGTATCACCTGCTTTGATACCTAATAAGCAGATATTTAGATATGATCCAAATACAGATTCAGAATACTATGTATATTTTAGTCCTGAAACAGTTAGAAAAGCTAGTGAACTTTATTTAAAACACAACAATCATCATAAAGCAACTTATGAACACCAAGATAGAGTAAGTGGAGTTCTAACAGTAGAATCTTGGATTAAAGAGGGTGATAGTGATAAGTCAAAGATGTTTGGCTACGACTTGCCTAATGGCACGTGGTTCGTTAAGATGAAGATAGAAAATGATGAATTATGGTCAAGAATTAAGGATGGCGAATTAAAAGGGTTATCAATAGAGGGTTACTTTGCTGATAAAATGGAAAAAATGTCAGAAAGAGAACCAACAAATGAAGAAATATTACACGCACTTAATGAGATAATAAACGAAAATCAAATAAATAAATAACTATTCTATTATATTAAAAAAGAAACTATGGACATTAAAGAAAAAATTTTAGTAGCACTTGGCTTAAACAAAGCTGAGGATGAAGTGAAATTAGCTTGGCAATCAAAATCAGAAGATGGAACAATTTTTGTTTCTACTGCTGAAGAATTAGAAGCAGGTGTAGATATTTCAGTATTAACAGAAGATGGAACTACAATCCTATTACCTGTTGGAACTTACAAAACAGATACAGGTGTTAGTTTTCGTGTAGATACTGAAGGTATTGTTGCTGAAGTTATTGAATCAGAAACTGAAGAAAAAGAAGAAGCATCAGAAGAAGTTAAAGAAGAAATGGGCGAAGATAGAGGTGAAGATGATGATGAAGCAGCAGTTGATGATTGGGAAGGTATGGAGAAAAGAATCAAAAACCTAGAAGATGCAGTATCTGATCTTAAAAGACAAATAGGTGAAACAGGGGATGTAGAAGAAATGACTGAAGAAGTTGTTGAACCATCTACAAATCCTAAATCAATAAAGACTACTGAAGTAGTTGAGTTTTCAGCAGATGATGAAATTGAAAAATTAAAAGCTGAGAATGAAGCGTTAAGAACTGAATTAGCAGAATCCCCTGCTGATGCACCAATTAACACAAATAAATTTAGTTCAGAAAGACCTTCAATGTCTAAGGCAGAATATAATAGATTGCCTAAGCGTGAAAGAATTTTAATGAATTTTTAATAAAAAATAACAAAAATAATAACAAAAAAATAAAAAATTATGGCTTTTAGCGTAACACAACCAAACTTCAATGGTAAGGCGGCAGGATTTTATATCTCAGCAGCTTTAAAAGAAGCAAAATCTTTAGAGTATATGGTGGTTTTAGAAAACATCAAGTATAAAGAGAACATTCAAAAGATGGCAGGTTCATCACTAATAGTAGATAATACTTGTGACTTTACTAGTGCAGGGAATCTCGCACTTACAGAAGCGACTCTTGAACCAAAATCCTTACAAATAAACCTTGATATTTGCAAGGCAACATTATTAACATCTTGGGAGGCATTACAAATGAGAGCAGGTAGAGATGCAGGTTCAGGTGTTTCTTTTGATGACTATGTAATTTCTTATATGGGAGAATTAATAGCAGATGCAACTGAAACTTCTATATGGCGAGGTACAGCAGGTACAACAGGGGAATTTAATGGATTTATGACTTATTGGTTACTTCCAGGAACAGATGGAACAGTAGTTCAATCATCAGCTTCAGCAGCTTATACAGCAGCTAATATCTTGGCTAACCTACAAACTTTTGTAGCGGATATTATTGGTGGTGATACTCTTGATGTATTAGGGAAAGATGATGCTTATATCTTTATGAATCCAAAAACTTTCCACTTCTACATTCAAGCATTATCAGCTTTAGGATATGTAAATACATACCAACAACAAGAGTGGAATCCTTTATTTGAAGGAATAAAAATTGCAGTAGTACCAGGAATGATTGATAATCAATTATGTTTTGCCCAAACTTCAAACTTATATTTTGGAACTGACCTACTTTCAGATAGCACACGTATATCTCTAATGGATATGTCAGGGCTTGATGGTTCAGACAATATTAGAATGGTAGCGCGTTATACAGCAGGAGTTGTTGCAGGTATCGGTGCTAATGTAGCAAGACAATCATAATAAACTTAATTCAAGAAGTGGGTGCTTCGGCACTCACTCCTTTAACCTTAAAAAAATAAAAAAATATGGCTTGTACAGCGTTAACAAAAGGTAGAGGACTTGATTGTAATAGAATTAGTGGTGGAATAAAGTTTATATATTTCGCAGTTTATGACCAAGTAACTTCAATACCAACAGCAAATGGTGAAATTACTGATTTAGAAATGGGTAGTAATATGTTGTATAGATACACAATGCCACTAGGTGTTGCTAGTCTTACAGATACTATTACAGGTTCAAGAGAGAACGGAACAATCTTTTATACACCAACAGTAAATATTATACTTAACAGACTGACTAAAGAAGATCAGAATGAAATAAAATTATTAGGACAAACTAAAGTTATTATATTTGCACAATTAAACCAAACAGTAACAGCAACAGGACACGATACTATTGTGTGTTTAGGTAGTGTTAATGGAATGGAACTTAATGCAGGTACTATGGATAGTGGAGCAGCGTTTGGAGATAGAAATGGTTATACTTTAACCTTTGATGGTTTAGAGCAACAACCATTCCAATTTGTGCCTGACTATACTACTAATCCATTTGATAATGGTGGATTTACATTAGGAGGTGTAGACAGCAACTAGACTTGGTAGTTTTCATATATTTCTTAGATTAGGGTGGGCATTGTCCACCTTTTTCTTTTAATAAGCAAATAAAAACGGAGTTTTTCTATTATATAGTATGATACAAGCAGTAACTGAAACTGATTTAACTACATATCTACAAACAGAAGATAATCGTATTGATACTTCTGTTAGTTCTGACAAGATAAGATATTTAGTAAAGTTTACTAATGATATGGATAAGTCAATACAATATGCTTATTCTAATGTTCATTTGGTTTATGATAGATATACAAAATTCCATTTTACATATAACGCAACACCTGATGTATATACAGGAGATGTAAACTTTCTACCATCAGGATATTGGAAATATGAAGTATATGAAGTTAGTTGGACAGGAGCAGTAGCTATAAGCGCAGGAAACGCACCTGTAAACGAAGATGATGTGCTTCCAGTAGGTAGTACTCACGGAGTAGTTCAAGGGCTTGTAACGAAAGGAAAAATGTATGTAGCAGACAAATCAGGAACAGCACAAGTACAATATACACAACATCCTGAACCAAGTGGAACAAATTATATATATTACGGAAATTAAAAAATAAATTATGGCAATAGAAAACGTACAACAATTATTAACTGAGCAACTAGGAAAAAATGGTGGCACAGTAGTATTTACAACAGTAGCACAAACTAGTAAAGATTTTTATGCAGTTTACTTTCCTGTTGAAAGTGTAATTTCAGCAATAACAGCAGCAGATGCAACAGGTGAAAGCGCTTTACAAACCACAATACCTGCGGGAACTACATTATTTATGAATATTACTGCAATCACTCTAACTAGTGGTATTGGAATAGGTTATCACGAAGGAGTAACTACATAGAAATGAAACTAGCGTTAGGAAATACATTAAGTTCAAACAAACCTGGAGGAGGTAGATCTACTGCTTTAATAGTAGATGATTTTAAAAGGAGAGTAGAAGCAAGGGATGGAGTATTTGAAGCAAAGTCTTGTTTGACTACACAATTAAATGCAATTAAAAACATAGCATAATATGAGTTTATTAGATGATGTAAGTTTAATGATAACACCTAATGGGGTAAAAGAAGGTGTATTATTTGGAGCATTACCTCAACCAATAATAGGTGCAGAAAAAGTAACTGATGGGGATTTTCCAACAGGTACTTCTGCTTGGACAACTGCTGCTGGATGGGCGATAGCGAATGGTTCTGCTACTTGTAGTAGTGGGAATGATAATTTGAGTCAAAATGTAAGTGCTGCTGCAGGTAAAACTTATAAAATAACTTTAGATGTAACTCTAACCTCTGGAAGATTAGATATTGATATAGGAAATTGCACTAAACAATCTACCGAGAGTTCTGGAACTAAAACTTTTTATATGGTAGCAGTTAATACTGACGATTTAAGATTTTATGGAGGTGCGTTTAGAGGTTCGGTTTCTAATGTTTCTGTAAGAGAATACACATCAGCAGATATGGACTTTACTAGAGCAACTACTGCTACAAGAAATGGTTTTAGTGTAAATACAACAATAAATCCAACTTTTGATACTACTACTGCTTTAGGTTCAGCAGGTAGTGGATGGAAAGGAGATGTAGGAGGTAGTAGTACAGTAGCATACTCTAATGGTGGTGTAAAACTTACAAGGGATGGTGGTGAATGCAAGTTAAAAGTACAAAACGCAGCAGGTTCTGTGGCGGCTATGACAATAACTTCAAAATATAAATTAGTTTATGATGTAGTTGAAAATAATGGCGCTTTATTACGTTTTAAGAATGGTGCAGCACTAACTAATGTAGAAGAGAGTGTTGGAACTCACACTTATTATTTTACTCAAACATCTACTGCTACTTGGCTAATAGAAAACTATAATGATGCTACTAACATAACCTTAGATAATGTTTATATATATGAATTATTAGTTGAAGATGTGCCTAGAAATTTACTTGAATATAGTGAGGATATTAGTCAAGGTTGGGTAGGTGTTAATTCACCATCTTTAACTTATAATATTGCTACTGCCCCTGATGGAACTACAACAGCAGATGGTATACAGGCAGAAGATGCTACTAACTATAAAAGAATAAAACAAGCGATTACTGTTAATCCTAATTCTACAAATACTTTTTCTATATATATTAAAAAAGAAACGTCAGAAACTAATTTTGCTGGTATTGGAATGGTATATCAAGGTGTAAGCACTAAAACCACTTACGCAATTATTAATTCAGTAACTGGAACTATGGTTAATGCAGGTACGCTAACTGCTACCTTTAATATTGAAGATGTTGGAACTTATTGGAAGTTTGAGATGACTTCTACCGATAATGCTGCAAATACACAGTTAGAAATTTCTTTTTACGGAACATTATCTACTAATGGAACTTCACTAGCACCAGGAACAGGAAGTGTGAGAACAATATGGGGTGCGCAATTAGAAATAGGTTCACAAGCAACAGCATACATCCCAACAACAGATAGATTAAATGTACCTAGAATAGATTATACAGGTGGTGGATGTCCGCATATATTAGTAGAACCACAAAGAACAAATATTTGTTTACGAAGTCAAGAGTTAGATAATGCTTCTTGGACTAAAACTGATGTAACAGTTACTGCTAATTCAACTACAAGTCCTGATGGTACAACTAATGCAGAAAAAGTAGCAAAAGATGGTGTTGCTGCTACTGATATGATAGAGCAAACTATAACAGTAAGTAATTCAACAGAATATTCTATAAGTGCTTTTTTAAAAAACAATGATAATCCATCAGGGGGTAAAACTACTTTAGCATTTAATGTAAGTAGTGGTACATTATTTAGAAAAACTTATGAATGGACAGGTTCTGCACTTGCTACTGCTACAACGTATGATAGTGGTACTAGAACTAATGAATTTTTAGAAGATTATGGAAATGGTTGGTACAGGGTTGGATATAGTTTTACTACAAATGGAACATCAGGGGATATAGAAGTTGCAATAGACCAAAGTGGTGGAACATCAACAACAAGCATATATATGTGGGGAAGTCAATTTGAAGAAGGTTCTTACGCAACATCATACATACCAACAACTTCAGCAACAGTTACAAGAAATGCAGAAACATTGGAAAGACTAGGAATCGCAGATTTAATTAATAGTTCAGAAGGGGTGTTATATATTGAAACTGCTGCACTTTTTGATTCTGAAACAAATAGAATTATATCTTTATCTGATGGAACTAATGATGAAAGGGTATGTATAACTTATACAGATGCAAGTCAAACAATAGCAGGAGTTATAATAAAAGGTGGCGTTACCCAAGCAAGTATGTCTTATGTTGTATCAGATGAAACTGCATTTTCTAAAATAGCGGTTAAATGGAAGGTTAATGATTTTGCTTTATGGGTTGATGGAACTGAAAGAGCAACAGATTCAAGTGGGAATCCCCCAGTAGGATTAAATTCATTACAATCTGATAATGGTCTAGCGGTTGCTGCTAATTTTTTCTATGGCAAAATAAGAAATATACAAGTATATAAAACAGCATTAAGTGATACTCAATTAGGTGCTTTAACAACATAGAATATGGAAGAATCAAAATATAAAATATATAAATTACATTATACAGATAAAGAAACAGGAGATGCTGATTTAATAGCAAAAGGTGTTTATGAAGTTGTTGAAGAAGAAACTGTTTATACTAATGGCACACAATCAGTAGTGTATATAGGTGAAATTGTAGAAACTCCTGGAACTTATGATCTTGATGGAAACGAAATAACACCACCTGTATATAAATATGATGGTGTATTTTATGATGTAATGACAGCAGCAGAAATAGATTTTTCACCTAATGAAGTGTTTCCTGAGAATTATGTTCATACATTTGCAGGTTATCCAACACATATTATTACCAATCCTGAAGTAGAAGAAGAAATATAAAATATAAAATATGAAAGACAATATTATTAATATTAACTTAGAAACATCAACTGCACCAATAGTACAAGAGGTACGTGGTCGTGATTGGATTGAGTATGGTACAGAAGATTGGAAAAACTTATATCCACAATTCCTTATAGACTTATATTATTCTAGTTCTATTTCAGCAGCTATTATAAATGCAACAGCAGAAATGATTGCAGGTGAAAATCTTATTATAGAAGATGAAGAAGATAGAGATTTAGAAGCTAGAGTTAAGTTGCAGAACTTTATGGACAGAGCAAATGGGAATGAAAGTTTGCACGAAGTCTTAAAGAAAGTAGCTTTTGATTTTAAATTACAAGGAGCATTTTGTCTTAATATTGTATGGTCAAAGGATAGAACTCAAATAGCTGAAATATACCACGTTGATGTTTCTAAAGTTCGTTGTGCAAGACCTGATGAATTTGGTAAGACAAAAGGTTACTACATATCAGCAGATTGGTCAAATACTAGACAAAATAAACCATATTACGTTCCTTGCTTTAATGTTAATGATAGAACATCAGCAAATCAAATAATGTATTCAGGATTATATAGTCCTAATATGAACTCTTATTATACACCTGATTATGTAAGTTGTAATAATTGGGCTTTAATTGATTCAAGAGTTTCTGAATATCATCTTAATAATATTAGCAATGGATTTGCAGGTAGCTATATGATTAGTTTTGCAAATGGTATTCCAACACAAGAAGAAAGACTACAAATAGAAAGAAGTCTTACTGAAAAGTTTTGTTCAGAAACTAATTCAGGAAAATTTGTATTGACTTTTTCAGATGATAAAACAAGAACTCCAGAGATAACTCCTATAAGTACAAGTGAACTAGACAAACAATATTTAGCACTTCAAGAGTTGCTTACACAAAATATACTTTCAGGACATAGGGTTACAAGTCCTATGTTAATGGGTATTAAGAATGATACAGGATTAGGTAGTAATGTAGATGAATTAAATAGTGCTTCTAATTTTTATTTAAATACAGTAGTAAAACCATTCCAAGATCATATTGTTAAAATGCTTAGAAAAATATTCCACGTTAATGATATGGATATGCCTGTTAACTTTGTACAGCTTAAACCAATTACATTAGAATTTACTTCTGAGGACTTAAAAGCAGTTATGACAGAAACAGAAATTAGAGATGAATTAGGTTTAGAACCTTTAGAAACAAGAATAGATGTAGATTTAAATACAGATTGTGATTGTTCTAAGGAAAAAGAAACTTGTGATTGTAAAAAAACAAATCTTAAAGTTGAAAAAACAGAATTGGAAAGTTTTATTGAAGAATTTGGAGAAGATATTCCAGAAGATTGGGAAATGGTAGATGAAGAAATAGTAGATGGGGAACATCAAGATTTTAATTTTGAACAAGTTTTAAATGAAGCAGCTAATGAAAAGTTAGAATTAGCATCAACAGGAACTGCAAGACCAAATGCTAGAAGTAGTCAAGATGGAACAAACAAGTCTGATAATGATTTTTATAAAGTTAGGTATGTTTACACTAAAGATAATTTTTTAAAACAAGAAGGAGAAACTAGAGAATTTTGCAGATTAATGATGGCAGCTAAAAAGATTTATAGAAAAGAAGATATTGTAAGATTAAATGACATTGCAGTTAATCCAGGATGGGGACCTCGTGGTGCTGCAACGTATTCTATTTGGTTGGCTGACCAATACGAAGATTGTTGTAAGTCATTGAAAACTAATAAGTTAGAACTTTACAAAGGAGGTGGTAATTGTCATCATTTTTGGTTAAGACAAATTTATAAAACATCATTAAGAGGTGCAAAAAGTAAGATTAATTCTAGTCAATTAATATCATACACAAAAGCAAGAAGTGAAGGGTTTACTGCTGAAAAGAATGACAATTTAGTAGCAAGACCACCAAAAAGAATGAAGAATCAAGGATTTTTAGAACCAAGATAACTATGGCATACGTATTATTTATATCAGAACAAAAACTTAAAGACTCAACAGCAATCAATTTGAATGTTGATGTTAACTTGTTATTACCTTATGTAAGACAAGCACAGAAACTTTATGTAGAACCTAAATTGGGAACAGATTTATATGAAGCATTAAAGACTAAAATTTCAGGAAGCACATTAACAGGTGCATATAAGACTTTAGTAGATGACTACATTGGTGATATGCTGCCTAATTGGGCGTTTTATCACGCTATTCCTTTTTTAAGATTTAAGATAGAAAATGGTAATATATATTCTAAGACTTCAGAAACAGGAACTGCTTTAAGTACAGAAGAAGCACAACACCTTAGAGAGGAAGTTAGAAATACAGCAGAGTATTATACTGAAAGAATGATTGAATATGTAACTAATAATACTACTGACTTTCCTGAATACAACACTAATAGTGGTGCTGAAATTTCACCTGATAGAAATGCTTATTATGCAGGAATGAATCTTGAAAGACCAACACCACAAGGAACTAAATTAACATTAAGAAACTTCTTAACAGCAGGAGAATAATGAAGAAACATTATAAACCTAAATTAATTAACATAACGAAGCTAAAATCCTACTTGGATAAGCAGACAAAGAATAAAGCAAATGACAGACCTAAAAGACACAATACAAGTAGGAATAGCTAACGGATCAGCTATTGGGGTATCATTAGTAGAAGCAAATGAAATATTAACTTTTGTTTCACTATTACTAGCAATAGCATTTACAATTTACAAATTTTTTATATATGAAACGAAGAAAGCTAAATAGTAAGAATCCTAAATACTTAAAAAATAATGAAAAACCTCGTAAATTTCGTAAAGAGTTTGCTCAAGAAGTTAAGGGGTGTAAAATCTACAAGGTCTACTATCTCTAACTCTAACAACATAAACTTATTGCTTCTTAGAGATACATTTACAGATGAATCTACAATAGGAGAATTGTTTGTCAATGGTGAAAGGTTTTGTGATACTTTAGAACTACCATATAGAGATAACCAAAAAAGTATATCCTGTATTCCAACAGGAGAATATAAGGTAAGATTAAGATTACCAAGAGAAAGTGCTACAAGGCACTATATACATTTATTAGTAAAAGATGTAAAAGACAGATCACATATATTATTTCATAGAGGTAATACAGCTAAAGACTCAAGGGGGTGCATCCTAGTAGGTCAAGGAACTCAACAAGACATTGTTTATAATTCAACTTTAGCTATGGATTTACTCATCAAAGAAATAATTAATTTAGGTGGCAAGAATATAAGTTTAATAATCAAAAATAAATAATTATGAAATTCTTAGAAAACTTTTTAATTGGACAAATGATTAAGTCTAAAAAATTCTGGTATGCAATTAGTTCAGTAGTTGTTCCTGCAATAGTAACTTATTTAGGAGTTGATGAAACAACTGCAAGTAATTTATACTATGCATTATTAGCTTTAGTGTTAGGGCAAGGAATAGCTGACATTGCAAAGAAATAATAGATATAGATTAAAACCACACGAGATTGTGGCTTTACAAAAAATGCGAGAAGCTGACACTAGGAACATCCTAGTTGTTGGCGACTTGCACGAACCATTTTGTCTTGATGGTTATTTAGAATTTTGCATTGAGCAATATGAAACTTATAATTGTAACCAGGTTATATTTATAGGTGATATTTTAGATAACCACGCTTTTAGTTACCACGAACCTGATCCTGATGGAATGTCAGCAGGTAATGAACTACAAGAAAGTATAAAAAAAATTCAAAAATGGTATGAGGTTTTTCCAAAAGCAGATGTATGTATTGGAAACCACGACAGAATGTGTTCAAGGAAAAGATTTACAGCAGGAATACCATCAGCTTGGATAAAAACCTATAATGAAGTATTAGGAACTCCTAAGTGGAATTGGGTAGAATCAATAGTATATGATGATGTTCTTTATGAACACGGAGAGGGTGGACAAGCACAAACAAAAGCAAAAAACAATTTAATGTCTAGTGTTTGTGGACATACACATACTGAAGCATATTGTCGTTGGTATGTTGGTAAAAAATACAGAATATTTGGTATGCAGGTAGGGTGTGGTGTTAATTCTAAATCTTATGCTGCTGCATACGCAAAAAACTTTAAGAAACAAGCAATAGGGTGTTCTGTTGTACTTAATAATGGTACACTACCTATAAATCTTTTAATGCCGTTATAATGCCTAAAATACCTAAACATCCTGATTGGATAGAAACATATAGATTATTTGTATTGTATTTTATCATTATGTTATTTGTCTTTTTACTTTCTATTTAATTACCCCCCTTTAGTCGTTTTAGACACTTTCACAACTTTTTAATGGTAATATACTAGACAGCACTTAAAATGTCTTATCTAGTCAAAACACTATTAACATTAATATTGTTAATAACTTTGTGTGTAAAGTTGTGTATAACAATATTTTTTTATATCTTTGTGCTATTGTTTAACTAAACTTAATAAAATGAAAACAAATTTTAAAATGAAAGAAGCTACAAACGCTTCAGAAGCAATTTTCTCAATAGAGAATGTTCTAATTGAGAACCCAGTATGGCTAAATAAATGTACTAGCGACTTGTTTGCAGTCGTAAAACAATGTTGGGATTTACCAATGATTAAAACAACCAAACCTCTTATAGAATGTGATTATACTGGTTGGAGTGAAGATGCAATTAAAGATGCGAAAAGCTATCACGAACACAAAGTTAGTATGCTTTCAATGTTAAATTCAGAACAAATCATTAACCTGTTTATTGAAATCAAAACCGAATACTATAACTTTTTAGATAATACACAATGGAGTTAATTTGCGAGGACTACTATTTTTATAATAACGGAATGTTATATAAAACAATGAAATCATTATCATTGTCAGGAACTTTTACTGATTTAGTTAAAGTTGAACCAAAGATTAGAGTATTTGGTACAAGAGAACAAATAGACAAAGCAGTTGATGAATATTCGGAGATGACAGATTTAAATGTTGATGAAGTGTTTGATTATGAAGATAAAGAAAAGTTAAAAGAATATAAAGAACGATATAATAAGATAAAAACTAATAAAGCATTAATAATAATATGAAAACGGAAATACTAAAAGAAAAATATATTAAATACAACTTAACAAAAGATGATGTGTTTAAGCACCAACACTATATAATAATAACAAGAAGTGGGATAGAAAAAATACAAGCATTAGAAAACATACATATAAATTATGATGTTATAAAATGTGAACCTAATTTTGCATCAGTAAAAGCAACAGCAATTAAAGATCAAAATACAATACAAACTTTTGGTTCAGCACTTAAAGGGAGTAACTTTAAAGATGGAAACACTAACACCTGGTATGTATTAGAAATGGCAGAGAAAAGAGCAATGTCAAGAGCTGTATTAAAACTTACAGGATTCTATGAGTTAGGAGTATTTGGTGAAGATGAATCAGAAGATTTTAAAAAGAACTAATATAGGTGGTGAAAGGGTTAGATAATCAATTAATAACTGAGCGGTTATACTTTGTGGTTTTATCAATTCCTTTTCACTACCTTTTTTTAATATGAATATAACTAACGAGGACAATATGAAGCTAATGTCAAGATATGAAGATAATCATTTTGACTTATGCTTAACCGACCCACCATACAATGTAGGTAGAAAGTATAATGAATATGATGATAATATGACAGAGGAAGAATATTATAAATGGTGTATTAAGTGGTTTAATGAAGTAAAGCGAGTTAGTAAGACATTAGTTATGACAGTAGGATATAAAAACCTGCCTTTTTGGTTTTCTTTAAAACCTAAACATCAGATGATTTGGCACAAACCAAACCAAAACAGTCCAAGCCCTTTAGGTGGGTTTAATGCTTATGAATCAATTTTGATTTGGGGTAAAAACCATAAAAGAATAGGTCACGACATATTTACTAAAAATATTAGTATGCAGAAAGATGCAAGTTGGCACGATTGCCCCAAACATTTAAAAAGTTGGGAAATTATACTAGATAAGTTTATAGAAAAACCCGCAAAGATTTTAGATATATTTTTAGGTAGTGGAACAACTGCTATTGCTTGTCATAATTTAGGTTTTGATTTTACAGGTTGTGAAATTGATAAAGAATATTACGAAGCAGCTATGAAAAGAATAGAAAGACATAAACAACAATTAAGAATGTTTTAAATAAAAATTTTTTAATAATTAAATAAATAAATAGATATGGAAATTTCAGGAACAATTAAAAAAATCTTACCACTAAAAAGTGGAACAAGTGAAGCAGGTTATGAATGGAAAAAAAGAGATGTAGTTATTACACAATTTCATCCAGACCCAAAATATGTTAAAGATGTATGTGTTACTGCTTTTGGAGATAAAGCATTAGAATCAATTAGTAGGTTTATTATAGGTGATACTGTTGATGTAAAAGTTAATGCAGAGAGCAGAGAATTTAATGGAAAATATTATACAAATCTTAATGGACATTGGTGGGCAAATAAAAATTCACATAATGAAGAAATAAATAAATCTGTTAAGGAAGAATTAAATGGGAGAATTGAAATGGATGCTAAAGACCAAAAACTTGTAACAACTGATGATGATAACGATTTACCATTTTAATTATGACAGAAGAATTAAACTTTAAAGCAATTTGTGATTTAGCAATTAATGTTTGTAATGTTTCTAAAGATACATTGCTTTCTAAAACTAGGAAAAGAAATGTACAAGCAGTTAGAGCATCAGTAGCTTATATTGCACGAACTGAAGAAGATATACATAGAAATGTAATTGCTAAAGTTTTAAATAGAGATAGGACTGCAACTTATCACTATGAAAGAAACCACAAAAACCTTTATAGTCGTTGTATAATTTATAGAAATATATTTACTAAAATCTACAAAGCATATAAAGATATTGATGGCACAAAAGAAATATTTATTGACAAAGATTATATGAAGTCTTTTTTACTTAAAGGAGGTGTTACAGAAAAACTTGATCCTGATGTATTACTAGAAGTAAAAAGTGGTGAAGTTAAATGTATTATTAAGACTTCTTACTTTGATTTTTCTAATCAATTAAAAATAATTAATTTTGTGCTGAAGAATTATCACTTTAGTGTAAAGATTATATAATGGCAAAACCAAACTACTACTCTTATATTCCTGCACACGTTAGGTATGCAGATATAACACCTAATGCTAAATTGCTTTATGCTGAAATAACTGCTTTGCTACAAATGAATGGTGTTTGTTTTGCTTCTAACAGTTACTTTAGTAAACTTTATAATAAAAACAAGGTAACTATTTCAAGATGGATAAGTGAATTAAAAAGAAATGGTTTTATTAAAATAAGTTTTACTTACAAGGAAGGTAGTAAAGAAATTGCTAATAGGTATATACAAATTTGTTATGAAGGTATTAGCAAAAATGATAAAGAGGTGTTAACAAAAATGCTAAAGAATAACAATACAATTAATAATACTAATACTACGTATAGTAATAAGGTGCGTTTTAAAAAACCAACTTTAGATCAAGTTAATGATTATTGTATTGAAAGAAAAAATAATATTGACGCAGAAAATTTCTTTGCATTTTACGAAGCAAGGGGTTGGATGATTGGTAAAAACAAAATGAAGAATTGGAAGATGTGTATGATTACTTGGGAGAAAAACAACAAAACAAATACAAGTATGTCAAAGATTGACATTCAGCTTAATGAATATAACAAAGGCAAACAATTATTATGAAAGAAAAATTAT